GAGCAGATATACCTGGGACTAAACAACTACCTCCGTCGCTCTGGCAGAGGTGAAATCATAACATCAAGATAGAGAGACTATGGCATGGAACACTAAGTGGCAGGTGCAGTTTAAGTCGCTCAAGGGCATAGACTACACTGTCAACATATTAGAGCAAGGCGAACAGGAAGAGGTGATACAGCTCACACCCTCCGATAAGCCGTTCACCACACAAGAGGATGATGACGACGACATCTTCAAGCCTATACGTTCGCAGACGGGCTACCTCAGAGTGATAGATGCAACGGGCAATCTGCTTGAGAGCCTTATGCCCGAAAACAACACCCAGAGGCTGGTGCAACTCATGGTGGGCAACGCTATCCGTTGGCAGGGATTTTTGCAAGCAGATGCCTACACCCAGCCGTGGCTGGAAGGCAAGGTGGAGATTGAGCTGCCCCTCAAGAGCGTGCTCGGAGCATTGGAGGATGTGGTGATAGAGAATATCAGCTACGAGCGCAAGCAGATCGCCGATATATTCATTGAGGCGTTCGAGGCTCTCGACGTGATGCCTACGGACTGGTATATCATGACCGACCTTCTACCCTCCAATTTTTGGTACACATACCTCAATACGGGCATATTCGCCAGTCAGCAAGAGGTGTGCAACGAGGGCACAACGGAGACTATCACCCAAGGCGACACCTACGCTGACGCGATAGGCAAGATACTCAGTCTGTTTGGTTTGCAGCTGAGGGAATTCACCACTAATATATATATAGCGCAATATGACACCACCAGCATATTGCTCTATGCCATATACTATGTGGATGAGAACAACAAACTACAGGTAAGAAGCGAGGGCAACGTACCAACGGTGGAGGACCTTATAGATGACGAGGCAATAGAGTTCAGGGGTGACGACTCGGAGACATCATTCCTGCAAGGCGTGAGGGATTTCGCTGTGGAACTCGACCTGAACAATGACGATTTCACCGTAATCGAGATGCCAAAGACCGACGAGGACGCGAGCCCTACGGTGACGGTGCCCGTGATTGACGGCGGCAACGTAGTGGTGCAGCCACACGCACTGAGAACGGGAGGAAAGGAGACGTTTGCGTTTAGTGAATTCTCGATACAATACTATGAAGCAGTACATTCTTGTGATTATACCCTTGTAGGTTCATCTACATACGCCCTTTGTCGCAGATATTCAGCATTCGGTAACATAGAGGCTGGTGGAGGCCCACGCTTCGCTCCCCCTATTTATGACATGCGAAGCACAGGAATGTACACTGGTGCAATACCCGTAAGATGGGCACAGCAGGCAGACGGGCACACCCCTACCCTGCAAAGTGGCCTTTGGCTCGTGCAACAGAGTGCCATCGCATATGAAGGAATGGTAAGTGCTACCATGTACACCATACAGGCAAACAATGTGGCTGTGGTAGGCAAGTATCTCCACATCAAGATGAATTGCTACGCCTTTGAGTGTTTGAACGGGGATGGCACAGAGGCATTATTCAATGATATTGGAGACCACTCTATGCGCTTCTGTTTGAAATGGGGTGACAAGTGGTGGAACGGCTCGGATTGGGTGGAAAATTCATACCAAGAATTCAGCATACCTTTCAATCATGCCGACATCAAGAGCAACAAGAGCGACTTCAGCGACATAGACCTGAGCGACGGATGGATAATACCAGCACCTGTCAACTTCTCTGGTGGCAACGTCATTCTCTATATTCTTGCTGCATCAACAGCACCACAGAATAGATTCTGGGAAACTGCGATGAACCGCATCATCACCAATCTACAGGTGGCACAGGTGCAGCCAACCAGCGTTACAGCATCAGGACGTAGCAGCAACACATATCGCAGGAGCAACCCCGTGAGCAAGGGCTTCCGTGGCGAGAAGAAGATAGACCTCGACCTCGGCACCATGAATAATAATAATGGTGGCTATGGATTCATAGAGAGTTACAGCAGCCAACTACAGGCATTTGACTATATAGAGAGGCTGCCATACTTACAAGATGCCAGCACCACCTACAACGAGCGACCAGAATTGCACTTGCTCAACCGTATGGCGAAACAATGCGGAGTAATACGTCGCACACTCATCGCCACGGTGCAGAATATGCTCAACACCTTCAACTGCTTGTACACCTACCAGAACAAGACATACTACGGCATACACCAAGAGGTGAACTACCGCGACGACACCGCCAGCATGAAATTCATAGAAGTTAATAAACCATAAGGAGGCAAGATATGCTACAAGGACGAAACTTAATAATAGCCATCAACGGCAGCACCATAGCAGCAGCCAAGAGCTGCTCAGTGGACGTGCAATCTGACACCATAAAAGTGAGTTCACCCACCGACGGCGAGTGGGAGCACATAATCGCAGGCAGAAAGAGCTGGCAGGTGCAGACATCACATCTGATGCCGAATGTGATGCAAAGATACCCCGTAATAGAGGCGAGCACCCTGGCGTGGAATGAAGACGGAGACAAAGCACATGTGACAGCAGCAGGCAGGCAGTTTGCCGTTACCTCCCTGAAGGGCATCACGCTGATGTGTCTGCGTATAGTCAACGGAGTGTGGCAGAACGTATGGAGCCAAACCTATAACACAGAAGACGCTGACGAGCTCGCCGCCCTCATCCAAAACATAGACTACGTTGGCGAGGTCAACGACGTGAGAGTGCTGACAGGCGTGGATGCCTTCACCATCAACAGTGCATTGCAAGCCAAGATAGCCAGCGCACTGAATATCCCAGAAGAGAATATTCCGATAGTGAGCGGTCACGGCACTTTCACCGCAATAGGTTCGCTGAAGACAGGCACGAACGGCATCTGCTGTTATGCTCAGGGGCAAGTGGGTGCAGCACACTGCAAGGCATACTACGTGGATGACACTATAGTCAGCATCGGCAACCTGCTCAAGACATACATAGGCAAGGTTGGCACTGAGGTGACCCTCCGCCTGCAAGTGGATGGCTATGGCAACGACTACGTGACAGGACAAGCCATCGTCACCGCATTCAAAAGTCAAGGCAGCATAGGCAACCTGCTCACAGGTGCTTTTACCTTCAAGGGCAACGGTCCGCTGAGTTAATGAAGAATTAAGAATGAAGAGTGAAGTTCCGAGCTTGCTCGCCTGAGCACCTACTGGAGCGCAAGAATAAAAAGTTGTCCTTTGTTGTCCTGGTTGTCTTCTATAAATCTCTTTTTTAGTTATAAGGTAAACCCCCGACCACAAATCGGGGGTTTTTTGTAACTAATAACAAAGAATATGAAATACCTCACTTTTGATCAAATCAAGGCGCAACTGAGACTCGACGACGAGCAGGCAGAACTGGAGCGCACCATCATAGAGCGTCATGCCTGTGCAGCCGAGGACGCAATACTCAACGTCTGCAACCGCAGTCTCACAGAACTCTATGCCCTCTATGGCGAAGTGCCATCAGGACTTGTGGTGGCAGCACTGTTACTGACCGATGACCTATACAACCATCGTGGCACCGTATCGCCAGCCGCTGTCTATCACCTGCCAGCGTTTGACATCAACGTGAAACCATACATGAAGCTAACATCTAACAACAACGAATATGGCAACAGACATTGCAATCTTTAGGATTAACTACAAGAGCGACTTTATCATAACTCTTGAGAGCGATGCAGGCTGGTCAACACCCTTCTGCATCAAGTTCTGGACTGACTCACCAGCACGCAACTACTTTGCAGGTTGGGACGGAAAGGAATTCATCAACTGTAAGGTTGACGAGACGGACGCAAGCAAACTGATAGTATTGTTCGACGACCACAATCTGCCAGTCGGTCAACTGAAGATGCAGATGGCATGGCATACTACTATTGCCGACTTTCCACACGCCAGGTTCGACGAGGTGATGAATCAGATGGACGTAGTGACAACGGTAGAAGGCGGGGAGAGGCACGTGGAGCTTGCCCTTAACGGCGAGACAGCACCAGAGATAGCATTCTCTCTCCCTGCATACGCTGCGGAGGCACAGCGCATAGCGAACGAGCAACAGAGAATAGCGAACGAGCAACAGAGAATAGCCAGCGAGCAACAGAGAATAGACAACGAGGAGGCGCGAGTGGCTGAGTTTGCCAGGCTCAAAAGAGAAAGTGAAGCAGCTACAGAAGAGGCTAATGAGGCTGCTGTCTTGGCTACTACCGCCGCTGACCTTGCCAGTGCCAAGGCTCAGTTGGCTCAGGACGCTGCCAACCTTGCCAACCAAAAGGCACAGCTGGCATCTGACAAGGCAGCACTCGCTACCGCTGCCGCTGACCTCGCCACTGCCAAGGCACAACTGGCGCAAGAAAAGGCAACCTATGCCCAGACACAAGGCGACTATGCAAAGACGCAGGGTGACTATGCCAAGAGCGAAGGCGATGCCGTCAAAGCTCTCAACACCCAGATGACCGCCAACGAGCAGACCCGTCAGCAGAACGAGCAGGCTCGCCAGGCAGCCGAGCAGCAGCGTGTCACTGAGTTTGAGCAGCAGATGGCATCACAGCAGTCCGCCTACGAGCAGGCAGAGGCAAACCGCGAGTCTGCATTCGAGACCGCTGAGGAACGACGTGACGCAGAGGTAGATGAGAAGGTGGCGGATATAACGCAGTTGCGCACTGATCTTAACACCTTCGAGCAGGAGGTGTCTGACGACTATGCCCGTAAAGATGGCTTCTACGAGACAATGGGCGTAGGCACAGCCGTAAACCTTGCAGGTCAGCAAGATAGAAGCAATCCTGACAAGTTCCGCACAAGTGGTGGCACAGAGGACATCGCAACAGGTACGGCAAGACTTGAGGGTATCAAGGGTAACGCAATAGCGTGGAATCAGTTGTATAACGATAGTGTGCCAGAGGCTATCACAGGTCGCACATACTTCATCCGTGAGAAGGTGGACGGAGTGGTGAGCAAATCTATACAGGTGGGTGCTATCACCTTCACCGAGGGTAGCACAGAGAGGAACGTCATAGACCTTTCGCTCGTCTATAACACCTTGACCGCATCTGCATTGCCTGCCAGTGTAGCAGCATTCGAGGCAGACTTCAAGCGATGGTTTGGCAGGGCATTGGGCTATGAACCCTACGATGCAGGTTCATTGAAGAATGTGCAGATAACTGGCTACAAGACCGTTGGCTTTAACCTCCTTGACCCCGTAACAGGAAAGGCACACCTCGTAGGAACTTATGGCAATACCAACGTAGCACAAGGCTTGTATTGCTATGAAATTACTGGCAATTACACCGCTATCACTGACGAGGACGGTAATGCCATAACACCCGTCAACGGCTTCTTTATGGTGGAGAACCCACAGGAAATCACCGTGACAGGTGCTGATGAGAATACCTGCATACACCTCACTTGGTCAGGTTGGCGCAATGGTGAAAGTGAGCCACACTGGAGTGACCTATCACCTATTGACGTAACAACCCTCACTGGCAAACTCAATGGCGAGGGCGAGAGTGTTGTGGTATTCCCTGATGGAATGAAATATGCTCAGAAATCTAATGTAGGAACTGACATCTTTGAAGAAATTAAGGTAGAGAATGGTGTAGTCAAGGCTATCAAGAGGGTTGGTAGTGTGAATTTGGGTAATTTGGATTGGACTTATAACAAGAGTCAGTTCTTTTCTGAAATAATTACTAATGCTAAAAATTCAAGTTGGGGCGTTTCTTTGCTGTGCGCAAGATACCCATTCGATTTTCGTATAAATAGCAAATATTCCTTACCACACATAAGGGGAGTGCACGCCGGAAGGGTTTATATTGTAGATAATAATTACACATCAGACGCAGACCTAAAAGCATCCCTGCAAGGTGTTATCCTCTACTACGAACTCGCCACCCCCGAAGAATACATCCTTGACAACTTTGAACTGCCTATAAGGTTCAAGGTGGATGACTTTGGCGAGGAAGAACAGATAGGCGAGGGTGTGGCATCTATCCTGACTTTGAAGTATGGCGTGAATGCGGTGGACGTATTGCGTAGGCTTCCTCAGAACTACATCTCGGTGGAGAGTATGGATAAGTTCCTTGCACAACTCGGAGTGGCTATGAACGGCACCTGGAGCAGAACGTGGAACGAGAGCAACCAAGAGTATGACTTCACATTCGTACCAAACAGCGAGCCTACACCAGAAAACGCAACTAATCAAGAGGAGGCATAAAAATGGAACACATCAAGACAGAAGAACTACAGGACGGTTTCTACAAGCTGACACCCGACGAAGGTTACAAGCTCTATAACCAGGTGACGCAGCGCACATACAGCGAGGCTATCACCAAGACACCTCGTGACTTCGTGGCAATTCCCAAATAGTAAACCCCACACCCGATAACGCCCTTTGGTATATGGCATATTCAACAGGCATAATGAAGCACCGCGTGACTATCCTGAACAGGACAGCAGCACAGGACGGTAGGTTTGGACTCGATTCCGCAGGTATCGAGTTCACACCTGCCAAAACGGTGTGGGCTGAGGTGACGTGGGCGAAGGGCAAGGCAGCGATGAACGCTGGTGCTCTCGACGTGTACGGAGTGGTGATGGTGCGTATGAGATACAACACCACAGTGACGGAACGCTCACGTATTCTCTATGATGGCAAGACGTATCAGATCATCGGCGAGACGTTCCATGCTGACCGTCAGGAGAACACTATACAGTTCCATGCCCAGCAGATTGTTAAGGACCAACAATAAAGAACTATGACAATACTAAATTCACTTTTTACACGACACTTCCGCGAGGCGACTCCTGGCGTACCCTCTTCCACGGCTGAGCAGCCTGCAAGAATTGAGGGTGCTAACTATGAGGCAAAGATAGCACGCATATCAGCATGGCGACCAGAGACGGCACTCGTGGTGTCGGCTGTGTACCGTGCTGTGGAGTTACGTGCTAA